ATTGAGACTCATTTCTAAGCTCTGTAAAGCTTTTAGTGTTTCTATCTAATATTAAACCTCTATTCAAAAATCTATCTCCAGCATCTATAGATAACGGAGCTTTGAAAACATCATGATTCAATAATACATCTATATAATCTTTAGATTGTTCTCCTTCCTTTTCTTTAGTGTCATAACTATATATTGTGACATACCTAACTTTCTTACCGTCCTCAACTTTTTCTTTAACACCTTTTATAACAGGAAGGAAGTTGATTTTGCTTTGTTCTGAATTAAAGAACGTTCTAAAGTTAAATCTCTTATTCTTCAAAAACTCTCTCAATTCTTGAGAGCTTCTTATCTGATCGTAAGGTATAGATTTGTCTCCAAAGTATAAATATCCGCTTTGATAATATATAGCCTTGTCAAGATTTCTTTTTGATTTAGGCTTACCATAAAATATTATATTGTTTATTAAACCGTATAAGTTTTTGCTATTTGAAAATGGTTCAAGCTCCATCTTTGAATCAGTTTCCTTACCTTCTTTCAACACCTTAATAGTTGATATCTTGAAACCTTCAAGAGCTTGTGCTAAAGCTTCTACAACACCCTCTACCTCACTGTCGTTTAGATTTCTTGTTATTAATGGAACAAGTTTCCCATTATTAAGCTCCATTACTATAGAGCCATTAAACATTGAATCTAATTTAACTTCCTCTTCGCTTGTAACTTTTTTAATAGAATTATTTCTTACAACATGAATTTCAGCTATATCACTTCTTTTTATACCAAGCTTCTTTAGAGAAGTGAATTTAATATTGCCTTCTTCGTCTTCCTGATAATTAATAATACCTTGACTAACTCTATTTATTACAGATCCTACAGCTTTACCAGATTTAATTTCATTTATTATATCTTCTCTATATTTATCAAGCTCCTCTTGTGCTTTAGCTAAAATCTCAGCACTTGTATTTAAATTATATGTACTTTTTATTCTGTTATATTCTTTACCAGACAACCTCTCTTCACTCAGATTCTTCATTAAATAGAATTTGAGAGGTATATAATATCTCTCATCTTCTACAGATTTATAATTCTCATCAAGTTTAAACCTTCCATCTAAATCAACAAATACAGGTCTATCACCACGCATTATAAAAGCATGAATGCCTGTATAATCATTTTTCTCCTCAAACTCTTTCTCCTCCTTTGATACATATTTTTCATATAACGATTTAGATAAATCATCTGATGAATCTCTTGTTACAAACAATACATAATACCCGTTTTCATTTTGGAATCCATCGTATCTTGATAAAGCTCTATATCTTGCTTTCTCTTCCTTGTTACTTTCTCTTACAGTATCTTGTATTCCAGTTGTTGAGAATATACTCTCCCTTCTTGCTAAATACTTAAATAAATCTCCTGTAAATCTCTTATCCTTGATTGATCTATCCATCAATCCTTCATACAAATCAGAATCATATTTAGACTGTGTGTCGCTATCTGTTTTGAATAGGACATATTTTGATTCAAATATTTCGACAAATCTCTTATTAATGTTGTTAAATAAAATTCTCTCTGCTCTATAAGCTTCTCTTAATCTTCTTAAATCATCTAATTCTGATTTTAAATTTTCTGCAGCATCATTAAGTATATTTTTAAATACCTTATCAGTAAATTTTATACCGCTATTTATTCTTAAAAACAACTGCTTTAAGAATTTAAACATAGCAGTATCGTCAGTCAAATCCTCAGGATTTATTTGAGATACGTCTATACCATTCTTCTCTAAAACTCTTAATATAGTCTCATTTGGTATCTCAGTTTTATTGCTTTTCTTCTTATGCTCTTCTACTATCTCCTTAAATATCTTTCTTGTTTGTTTTAAGTCTCTTGTTTTTTGATATATATTATTATCAAGGAAATCAATTAATCTTGAGTCAGTATTTATCCTTCTAACTAACAACGCTTCTACTTCACGAGAAAATCCATAAGCTTCCTCTATATGTTTTAATGTTTCTGTAAATCCAACTCTATCTACAAGATTTCTGTATTCAGACAGTTTTTCTATAGATTTGTTTAGTTCGTTTATTTTGTTCTTCTTATCCTCTAATTCTGAAATCATTTCAGCTAAAAACTCCTCATTACCTTCAACCTCTTCTGGAATAGTTTCAATATCTTTTCTTAATCTATCAAGCTCTTCTTCAACTTCCTTTATCTTCTTTGTTTCTGATTTTATAATAGAATCTATAATACTTTTCAACACATTTGCTTGCTCTTTAGCAACTCTTAAATCAGTCTGTTCTGGAGTTTCTATTTCTAATAGATGCGCATTCTTCTCTGTTATCATTATAAAGTCCCTGTAGTTAGGCCCCATCTTACGAACACCTTCCTCACCAATTTCGTTTTTATATTTAAGCAATGGTGCGAAGAACATTCGTTTTATACCTTCGTTAATATCTTCAACTAACACACCTTCCATTCCAGCGAAATGTGCAAGCTTATATCTTCTATCATTAGCTTCCCACTTACTCTTAATAGAATAGAACAATCTATTAGCTTCTTCTTTTACCTTGTCATCATTCTTAAATCTTTTAGATAGATCATTATATAAATCTTTGTGGTATTTTGCCTGAAGCTCATAAAGCTTCTTCTTTTTAAATTTATCAAAATTCTCTCTATCTAAAAATAATTTGTTACTTGAAAATACATTACCTACAAAATCTTTACTTACTTCTTTTTTGTTTTTATCTATATTATTTACAGTATCTGTTAATTCACTATAAAACTCATTTAAGTATGCATTTACAAAATCACCTTCATTCTCAAAAGCAGTAACACCTTCATCTAAATATTTTCTAAACCCCTCATTAACCTTATCATCTTCAGACAGTCTTTGAGACAGGTTTATAACATTACCAAGAGTGTTTGAGTATATACCTTTTTCGATAGCTTCAGACAATTTTGGATTAGCTTCTATAGCACTTTTAACCTTATCTTTAAACTCATTATACTCTTCGGTATTATCGTCTGTCTTCTCTCCTATTTTTGCTTTTGTTATTCTTTCTGCTAAAGTATCTACAACCTCTTCTTTTACTTCTGAAGCTCTTTTTGATAGTATTTCAGAATCGTTTATTTCATTAGCTTTTGTTTCGTATTCATTAGCGAAAAATCTTCTTGCAAACAATTCGTACCCGTGATGTATAGATCTCTTTTCAGAGGCAGGCATTTCTTCCCAAACCTGCTTTGCTCTATTCCATACTTCTTTTAACTCTGGACCGTATTTCTTTATGTATTCTTCTGAAAGTGCATTCTCACCAAATTCAGCTTTATATTTCTCATAATCAAATGTTGGAGAACCAAATTCATTGAATATACTATCTATAGTTTTATTCTTTAGTTTATTTGAAGCCCAGTAAACAAAAGGAATTATTCCTTTATTATACAAATGTGTTAAATTATCGTCAGCAGAAACGGTCGCCTTATGTTTCTCTAATTCAAGCATTGTTCTTAAAACATCGCCATACATCTGATCATATTGATCAAGATATTCTTTAGATTTCTGACTCATCAAATGAGGCTCTCCTTTTACTGCTGAACGTATAGACGATCCTGAAATCATAATTCCACCGCCTATAACACCACCCAAGAAAGACTCCTTTAATTCATTAGACTCTCTTAAACTTCTTTCAACTATGCCTCTATATTCAGCTGGTAAATACCCAGCTTTAACATCCATAGCTATAGAAGGAAGTTCTTGTGCATAGAATTGAAAAACTTCTTCAACACCTTCTAATCCAGAACCAACCAATAATTTAGTGGGAACTTCTAATGTGTTAAATATCTTTCTATTGTTGAACACAAACTTGTTTATGTTATGTCTTGCAGCTGAAGCTACAGGTATTGACTTTGAGAATACTAAAAACGTTTGCATTATATCAAAAGGCAATAAAGCCATATTCATAGTCATTGTTACAGAAGCTGCTTCCTCCGCCATTTCTCTTGCCTTCTCTTGAGAATAATTCATTGATAAGTATTTATCAAGCTGCTGTCTATAAACCTGTTCAGCTTCCATTAATGACTCTGAATATCTGTTATATGTACCTATAACTATATTCTCTCCAACACCGCTTAAACTTGATAACAATGTAGGATTTGTCTTTAAGTAGTTTTTTAGAAACTCATTATATTGTGCAACTCTTTGACTGAAGATAGGAGTAGATCTTGTAAATTTAGAAAACTGACCAAATCCTTCAACGTATTTCCCGCCAGCAGCTAAACTTCTTGCTACTGCACTGTTTCCAAATACAGATGAACCTATCGTACCAAGAAGTCTTCCTCCAAGCTTAACAGCTCCAGTAGATCCAATAAACATACCAACTGTTGTTCCCGATGATTGAATACCTTTTAACACATTTGAAGCTGTTAAGAAATCTGTCTCTATATCAGATGTTGGTATATATGTATATTCATTGGCAGTCTCTATAATCTTATTTGAAATTTCAGTTAAGAAGTTATATGGATCAGGGTTATAATCTATATCAAGCTGGTTTAACCCAAATGACACAGCCTCTTTACCAAGTTGAAAAAGACCTCCAAAAGCACCAATAGTACCACCAACTAAATTAGCAACAAAACCACCAGCTACCTTTGCAGCTATCTCATAAGGATTTGCATATTCTAACGGATCTCTCAAATAATCTTGATAAGAACCTAATGGGTTCAATCCTAAATTATTCATTTGAGACATGTATTCAGACGCTTTCTCTTGAGAATATCCAGTAACTCTCTCAAGGTCTGATATAGACGGATCGAACTCATATAATGATCTTATTGAAAATATCTTTTCTGCATTGCCTTTTATTATTGATTTGTATATGTCAGAATTTATCTCATCTTGAGCTATTCTGTTTACTACGTAATCACTAAACTCCTTTTTTATCTCAAGCTTTATTTCATCTGGTAAACTTGCAAGTTCAGGATTTGCATTAAAATCATTTTCCCATAATGTAGGAACATCTATACCGTTTGGAGACTTTGCAATATTATACCATTCTTCATATTTGTTTTTTATGCCATCACCAAACTTACTATTGAAATCTATTTGTACAGGCTCTATTTTTGGTTCTTCAACATGATTGTCAACACTTACACCAGTATCTAAATCAGAGCTGAAATCTTGCTTTAAAACATCTCCTGAAGATTCTTTTAACGACAAATCAACTTCAGGCTTATTGTTATTTATAGGCTTCGTTGTTTCTACATTCTCTACATTTAAATCTGAATCAGATACAACCTGATTGTCTGCTACTCTTTTAGATTTAAAATCTTCTGGCATATATTATTTTTTTTGTTCGTTAGAAAAACGATCTCTTAATTCCAAATATGTTGAATATATATCTTTATCGTCTTCAAAAAACACCTCCTCTTCCTTTGTAAAACTTCCATCAGCATTGCGTTTGCTAACAACAAATACATTAACAGGATGATCATCAGAATACGCTTTCGTAAACTTAATATTATATGTGTCTTTACCTATTTTAATATCTGAGTTTATGTTAGGAATAATACCATGTGTTTCATAAGCATTTTTATATACAGTAGCTTGTGACAGGAACGTTTTTTCAGCATCACTTAATTTTAGATTTGTTTCAATTTCTTTTTTCATTTGCAAATTTAAAGGATCTTCAGGATTAAATTTTTCAAGCTTATTTAATATTTCATTTTTGACAAATTCATGATTTTTTGTATCTTTACTTATTTTTCTTTCAATAAATCTTCCAGATTTCGTTTTATACCCAACAATAATATTTCCAAAAATATCTGCTCCAACAGAAATTGGAGTAATATCTTCGTTAATTGTATTTTGAGGTATTTTAGACAAACCTTCTTTAGTTATTTCATAGTAAGTTCCTCCACTTGACTTTAACAAGTTATCAATTCCTTCCATAAAATCATTTCCTCTTGTAGTACCTTTACTTACTATAGAAGGTGCTGACACAATTGAGTTTGTTTCAATAATATTTGAAATATCGTCTTTAGCCATACCTGATGCAACATCTTTGTAAGCACCAATAGGATCTCCTATATTACTATATGCAGATTCAACAACATTTGAAAATATATCAAGTAAATTAACATTATCACCGTATTTTTCTTTATCTGCTATATTAGCATCCAAGAAGCTCTTAACAGAACTTTCTATTCTCGCTATTTCATTTCCTATTTCTAAAGATTTATTTTCAAGATTTCTTATCTCTACTTCCTTAGCAGCTATATCTTTCTTTAAATTTTCTGGCATATCTTTTCCTTTATAATTCTTCTTAACACTACTAACATACGCTGTTAACTGTACAAGTTGTGTGTTTAAATCATTTTGCATTTGCTTCAAAGCTCCAATGCTTCTTACCTTGTCAATATACGGTATAATAGTTGCCTTAACATCACTTCCAATGTTAGAAGCCATTAGATTAAATGCCAAATCATCAGTAGTTGCATATCTACCAGATTCAGGAGTTTTTGGTGTTGAAATATCCAAACTCTTTTTCAATCCACTCTTAGCAATTATATTACCGCCAATCAATCTACCTAAATCTGTTTTAGGATTGTATGAAGGATCTTCTATCATTCTTGCAGCATCTACTAATGCATAATTAAAATACTCTCCAGGAGATATAGGAACTTTTTTACCATCTTCAGTCTCCTTCATAAACATATCTTCATGTCTTGATAAATCTCTTGCGTATGCTGATGTAATAGCGTCTTCAGGTAAGATATTTCTAAATACTTGAAATGCCTTATTTCTTGTTACACCAGATTGTGTAATAGATTTTAATATACCTTGAGCATCAGTACCACTTATAGCACCAAGATTTCTCAGCTGAAGAATTTCTTTAGAATCTGCAGCTATATTAGCTTTATTTAATAATTTAGTTATATCCTCTTGAGTTAAATAATTCTCTACACTAACAAAAGGTCTTACTACTATATTACCTTCACTATCCCTCATTAATGACCTCTCAAGTATATATTTTGCTGTGTCAGGATCTTTTTCATATAACTTGCCAGCCTTTTCTGCAAGCTCTTGATAGTTTTTAGCTGTATTAACTATGTTATACAATTTGCCGCCTGGAAGCATATCCTGTTCTATCATTGATCTATACTTCTTTACAACAGGTAATATAGCTTCGTAATTTTTAGATTGTACATAAGGCTCTACCTCCTTCTCAAGTTGTTGTCTGTATTCTCCAAGAGTATTATACAAATCAGCTGTCTGAACATCAAGATACGGTATCTTACCTACTATGTTATTTATAACACTTCCTTCTTCAGCTAATTTAGCAGCTTTAGCAGCTCTATCTTTAAACTTTAATTCAGCTGCTTTTAATCCTAAATCTAAATTTAATTGTACTGGATTTAATCCAAAAATACTATCGTAAGGAGTAGCCATATATTATTTTAATTTGTACCAGTTTTACTAGATGATTTACTACCACTACTTGAACCAATATTTATACCAACTTCACTGCCAGCATGATATCCCGATGTTGTTATAGGAGTTCCTTGTAATGATGAGAATGTATTTAACAATTGCATCAACTGATCCATTTGCAATCCTTCTCCATACTCATCAGCGCTTTTTGTAACTGATTGTAAATTACCATAATTCATATAAATATTACCTAAATTAGATATATCTGAAACTCCTTTATTTAGATATGTATTCTTAATTCCTTTAGCTTTCAATACACTGTCGTCAATAGTACTTCTATATGCTCTATCTTTATAACCTATATCAGAATAAACGCCATATATATTCCCTAATAATTGAGATATAACTCTTGGATCATTCCATTGAGCTTCAACATTCATCTTTCTGTCATATAAATCATTTACAGCTCTCTGTGTTGTAGATAGATTAGAAGCTCTCATTGCAGCGTAAGCACTTTGACCTAATCCTGCACTAACTCTCTTCATTTCTTGATTAGCAGCTTCCTTCTGTCTTTCAAGTTCTCTTAATTGAGGATTTATATTGTATTCTCTTTTTCTTTTAGCGTAATCAGCTGCTTCACCAAGCCCTCTTTCGTATAGTTGTTTATACGGATTTTCTCTATATGGAAGACCTTCAGCTTTATCAAACAACCCTCTTCCTATATTGTATAACACAGGAGCAGCTTGAGAGGCTAAATAAGCATACTTCTCATAATCAATATTCTTATCTGTTCCATTTTCAACATTTATCTCGTCAGCAAATGGATTTGTAAATCTAGTTTCATCAAGAATTATATCTTTATTATTTCCAGTTGGGATATTGATTTCAGATGAATTTATAGGATTAGCTGGAACATAAACATCAGACAAAAATTGTTCTTCTGCAGGAGGTCCCATTAATGATGGATCTATATATGCAGTATAATTGCTATAATCAGTATCGTCAGTATATCCTGTATATGACGAATAATCTTCAGGATCGGTGTATGCTGTATAGTTCTTCTCTCCTCCATCAAATCCGAACTGATGCTTCCATTTTTTTGCGTTTCTTGCAAAATTAGCTCTTTTTACAGTAACTGGATCAAACTTGTCTTTATGAGACAAAACATAATTAGCAAACTCTTGAACACCCATTCCGTGTCTTTTAGCTTGCTCTGTAAACTTACCTCTGTTCTCAGGTTTTATATATATACCGCCATATTTAAATTGATCTAAATTACCGCCATACATCATCATAGGGAGCTGTGCAGGCATTTGTTTAGACTGTCCTTGTTGTTGCATTGCAGCTTGAGCTTGTTGCTGCATCATAGCTTGTTCTTCTGGAGTTAATTGTTGTTGAGGTTGTTGAGGCTGTGCTTGCTGAGATGACATAGCTTCTCTTAATTCAGGGTATTTCTCCATCAATTTCTCAACGTCTTTCTTCATTTTCTCTATCCTAACTTCCTCTTGCATCCTCTTTAACTCCTCTTTCTTCTGCTCAACTTCATTCTCAACAATTCTTATAGTATTCTCATCTATAGAATCTCCAGATTTACCTGTTTTCTTTTTTACCTTGTCTAATTTAGATTCAATGGATTTTACAGCTTCAGCAAATGTTTTGCCCTTAAATTCGCCTTCAGGAACTTTTAATGTATCTGAAAAAATAGTGTTATCTGTCTTAGACATAGCTTCACCGCCTTCAACTTCAGCTAAAGGTGGAAGTCCAGTTTGAATTACAGGATTACCATTTGCATCAACTTTTATACCACCCTGACTATGAGATGGCCCTTCATACGCAATAGAGTTTCCTATCTCTCCTCCGTTTTGATATTTGTTTTTATACATAGAACCTCCGTATTTATATTGAACTAGATTTACATTAGGATTTACAGCAGACTGTTGCATTGCCTGAGGTTGATACATCCCGTAATTAGACGTAGCATACATACCTTGCATTTGATTTTGCTGCTGATTATTTTGTATAGCCTGCATATTTGCAGCAATGTTATTGACATTACCTACAGTGGATTGCAACATTTGTAAGCCTTGCATAGGATTGTTTTGAACAACCTGACCTATACCACCAGAACCAGACATTCCAGCAGCCATAGAAGCTATACCTCCAGCTGACTGAACGATATTACCAACATTCATTGCAGTACCACCTCTCTGAAATCCTTCTTTTGTAGTATCAACACCTTCCATTATTTTACCAAAACCTTGTGTTCCAGCTCCTATAGCACCAGCAACATTTCCTGTAAGAATACCTCCACCAACACCAGCTGCTATACTTCCTATTCCAGATGAAATGTCTTTTACCTTTTCCTGACCTGAATAAAGCTGTGGTTGATTAGTGTTTCCAAATAATTGGTTTGTAGTAGATGTTAAACTGTCAGCTATTCCACTTGCTCCTGGTATGAAACTCAATGCTCCTTTACCAACTCCTTGAGCTAATCCTTGTGTTACATCTGTAAACTCATCTACACCCTTTATATAATCATCTTCTCCATCAACAACTTTACCAAGACCTCTCTCAATAGCATCGCCATATCCAACACCAAGAATATCTGTTGTTGATAACACATTACCAGTCGTCTCAAGCGCTGTGTCTAAAGCCTTGCCTAAAAAGATATTCTTAAATTTATTAGCCATAGTAATTATTACGTTTAAATTACATTAAAGTTTCCTTTATATACGTTATTACAGAGTCTATAGTTATCTTGTCTGTACTATTGTTATCGTAGTACAAAGTAATAAATGTGTACGGATTTCTTATTCTTGCATTACCATCTCTTGGAATTTGAGTTCTCCATACACGTATTCTTCTTCTTATGTTATTGTCAGGTATCAAGTCTATCTTGCCAGTATCTTGATAATTATTGTAAACTCTTATGGCTGTAAATGTTTTATTAAATATATCTGAATTTGTAATCGTATCTATAACGTTTGAATAATATTCTATGTTATTAAATATTTTTGGATTATTTCCTGGTGGATTGACTATAAAAGTTATACTTGACTCCTTGCCTTTGTAATCATAAACATTATCGTAATCTCCTTCATTATGTATGTATATTGAATTATTACCGTTATACAAATTAGATTGCGACAATAATTTGTTGTTGTTAGTAATCCACTTTCTTGGAACAAATATAGTCCTTCCTATTAAAGCATCAAACTTCTCACTAAAAATTATAGTCTCAGCATTGTTTTGAAACATTTCAACGCTATCACCATTCACATCTACATATTTCTTGTTTCTATAAGAGAAAATGGTAAATATCGCGTTATTGTAATAATTGTCATAGACAGATTCTATACCTATACCTTGATAGGTATTGTCGCTTATCATCAATCCTTTTTGAATATCTTTGTCAAAAAAGCCTCTAAATGATTTTATGTCAGATACAGGATCAAATCCATTTGAACCAACTCTATATATAGCATTTGAATTTACATCATAGAAATATACGTAATAAGGAGTTTTTAATACACTCTTTAAATGTTTTGATCCTATAAATTCAGACATATAAGCATAGTCGGCTATAACATCTCCTTGACCAAGTTGCAACGTTGTTCCATCTGAGATGTTTATTAATGGCTTTGGATTTATAGCTAATACAGCAACACCGTCTTCCTGTATAGCATACATCTTATCATTCAGAGATACTAACTTTGTGATAGAATTTTTATCGTTATCAAGATCCCTGAAATTTAAAGGTCTGAAGGATGTAAAAGAATCTGTTAATTCTCCATTTACTTTTACATCGGAATAGTGAACTCTGTTTTTGAAAACAGTTATTACGTTTTGAGTTCTTGCATTAACCCTGTCGATATCTACATTAGATGATATGTAATCCTCTAATTTTTCTTGATCGTATTTACCACCAGTAAATCCATCAACTTGAAATAAGTAATCTCCATTAGCTGTATCTCTATGTCTTAAATACATATTATGCTCACATTCTATCATAAATACAGCACCAGAGTTTCTATATAGATGACTTCCATCTCCAAGTATAGCATATACAGATCCGTTCTCAACTATTTGAGTGTCAAATTGACCTATATAAACATCTCCACCAAAAACATCTGAAGTATATATACCTGAAGATTCTACTTTTTGATAATGACCAGTGTACATATACTCATTATTTTCTATTGCTGATAACGATAATCCTCCGTACTGATTTCTGTTGTCATAATAAATAACTCCTCTTTCATTCCATACATAATTATATGTATTTGTACCATCTATATAACTTGTAATATCAGATCCAGATGTTGAATATATTGACTTATTATAACTTCTCCCAAAGAAGAATAAGTGGTTTTGTATTGGTTTTAATAAACTTGTTTCATTTTGATTAATAGTTACAAAGAAATTATTAGAATCGTAAGTTATTATATTGAAAGAATCGAATGAAGAATAATCTCCAATGTCGTAATACTTGTTGAAAATTGAATACAGTTGAATGTAATTTGATGATAGGTTTTGATGCGATGCAATCTGATCTACTATTACAGGTACTGAAATATTTTTTCTAACAGAATATGTAGTAGTTCCGTTGCTACCATGAATATATAAAACACTATTTCCTGGATTTAAAGGATCATCAAATGACGCTTGTAGTTCAAATGGAATTGCATACAACCCTTCTATATAAGGAACAGAACCGTTGTATTTTGTATTTGAAAATATTGAAGAAATATATTCTTTCCTACTACCTATGTCTTTATCAAATGCAATAGTTGGCAAACACGAGAACATATATCCTTTATCAGCAGTACCACCATCTGAATAATCTGATAGCCAATTTGAATATCCGTGTTTATTAAAATCACTTAAACTTCTAATGTCACAAGGATCTTGAAACAACAGTAAATCCTTACCACTTCCAGTTAAATCGTCTAATTTTATCCCTCTTAACTTAATATAATCTGAGATTATTGTTCTGTCCTCAAGTTCTCTTGGAACTCTTACTATCGAATATCCTGATATTTTACTTGAAATATCTGGTGGTATGTTTACCGTGAATCTTAATCCAAGAATCTTGCCATGAGTGTATCCATTTGAATCTTTGTAAAACAAATTAAATCCGTTCTCATCTGGATCAGGCATTCTTATATCCTCTATATAATATACAGGACTTTGATTACCAAAATTATCATAAAACACTATACCAAATCTATAAATCTCACCTCTCCTGTATCCAGTAAAATAAAAGTTGAATAATGGATCTTTAGGGTTTTTATATATGTGTTTAAATGTATATCCGTTTATAGTATTGAAAGAATCGTAATGAGCATTAGTTATGTGTGGAACACTGTTTACTGACGAAGGATCGTCATTATTGTAATCAATTATAGAATCTGCTGTTATAAATTCGTAAGATATATATTTACCTTCTCCACCAAGAGTAACACCATCAGATTTATATTTATACTCTCTGTCTGGAACGGTTACTCCTACAGGCTTAAATCTATCTACATAGTAATTATATGGATTGTATAAATAATTACTCAACGGATCTCCATTATTATCTAATGGAGCATAACATGTTCCGTCTGACTTATACCTAAATGTTCTTGTATCAAAATCTATATTAAAAACAGACTCCTCTATATTACCAACAAATAATCTATTATCTTTTACCTCTAAAGTTTTAACTCTATTGAATGATGTTTTTCTTACTGTATAATCAGCAAAATCAATTTCATCTTTTGTAGCTACATCGTAGTTGAGTAAATGAATAAACTTACCTTCAGGAGATATTGTTTCTTCAGCTATCTTAAACATTCTTGTAGGTGCAGATCCATTTGGATCGTATGTAGTTCTTATAGCATACAGCTCTATTGTGTCATAAAACTTACTATCAATATCAGCTTCAAGAGTTATTGTACAGCCTGCATAAGCGAAAGCGCCTTGACTTCCAAAATAATTATATACATCCCAAAAGTCTTTTGAACCTATCAACCTCAATACATGTGTTAAAGGAGCTACATTTGTCTCATCACCAGAAACACTGTTTTTAAGTTTGTATCCAAACTGATACATTCCTTCAGTCAGCTTGGACGCTTCATTAGATTCTATCTTTTTTATTTTTATTGGAGGTAATGATACCTTATCTACAAATGTCAATGAAGTTTCTGGTATAGCAAATAAATTCTCATCCGCAACATTCAATGAGTAAGGCGGATTATAATTGTCAGTCCAATATATCCTTTTTATAGAATCAACCTCAAATGAAGTCGTTATATCAACAGAATTTGTTAATTTTAACTTTATATTATCGTTAGTGTATTTTAAGGATATATTGAAATTATCATTTACTCCATCATACTCTAAATACCATATCTGACAATCTCTTAAATCTCCAGTACAAGTGATTAAAACTATATCATTGCCAAAATTGTCACTTGCTATAACATTAAAACGTGTCTCATCATCTTTTTTAGATGATATCTCCTCATGATTGTAATAAGATGAATTTGATATTGACTGTATATTATTGTCATCAGAATATGGTCCTTGACCGTCCTTTGTAAATACAAATATATCGTTATAATTATATACAGTAAACCCACTACTCTTCAAAAAATTATCTATACTTCTAATCATCTCATCTCTACTCATATTAGAGATGTCAAGCTGATAGACAGTCCCGTCATTCATACTTATAGTTAGAAGTATAGGAGAACCAGATAACCCTTCAAAAGAATTAACTTCAAGTCTATAATAATTATTTATAGGTCTGAAGTCAACAGCTTTTCTTGTACCTCTTAAATTAACTATAAATCCCTTCTCATTGTCAGAATTAGTAGATAACACAAAATCTTCAGAATCATAATAAACATTATTCTTTACATACGTAGGAGCTGTATCTCTATCTATACCTCCAGCAAAACTATTTATATGTGCGTTATTAGAACCCTTTGCCATGCGGATTATTGTTTCTTCTTTCTTGGTTATTCAAGTTTTTAAACGAACTGTTGTGTCTGTTAATATTAGGTATAAGTCTCAAGAACGCTCTTTTCCATGACTCAAGCTGATCAACACTTGGCATGTTTGCAGCAGTTGTAGCAGCACCAATATACCAAGCTCTTTCCTGTGAAATTAAATTGTATCTACCAGCATCCATTTTACCTTGTATAACCATCTTGAAAGCTATTCTCTCAGCTATATAAGATTTAATGGCATTTCTAACTTTAACATTATCTGGTATCATAGGAGAACCATCTTCGTCAATAAGAAATCCCTTATATGAAATCTCAACAAGACCAGAATCGAAATTAGTGAATATATGATTGTTATTTAACTTATACTCAAGCTTTGATGGCACAGGACTATTTGTAATCAAATTACTGTTTATAACATCACTACCATCAAACTCAGAGATATATCTTCTCTTACCATCACCAATCTTCCCATAATCAACAGATTTAAACACATCTGTAGAACCAATCATTGGTTGTTTTGAATAATATTCTCTTACACTCATAACATAAACCAAATCACAAGGCAACTCACCTCTACCTTTCTTTATCTCTATAGGATCTGGGTGACACAAATCTTTATTCCCGTCTGTTATTTTATCTACCAACAATGATGGAGAACCAATTAATTCAAGAGCTTCTCCAGCCCATTCATAAGCATCAGCAATATCTATATCAACATTAAACCCATAGTCCCTATAAACAGAGTTTATTATAGATGTTAGACTTATATATTTTCCGTTTAAAGCCATTATTGTTTCTTTAGAAAGTTTAATTTGTCAAGCAAATTTCTTTTGTTTAAATCATTCCATTTTGGATAATCATACAACCATCCTATATATTTACATATATCAAGCTTCTTTATTAAACCATAGTCGCCTATATTGTTTAATATTCTTTTTGTTAAATAATCACAACTTATATTAAAATCAGGGTTATAAACTTCAACACTGTATTTTGAATTTAAATAAGAAAAATCAACAGGTTGCATGAATATACCCTCATCAAATTCTCTTATCAAAAAACATTTACTACCCATAACAAGAGCAACACAAAACTCTTGTCTATCATAAATCTTTATTCCAAAAATCTTGAAATCACTTTTTAAACTCAATACACTACCAGTCTTTATTAACTTGGATATAGACATTAAAACAATGATTTCAATGATTTTACTATTGATTGCGTGTCATCAACTTCTTCCTCCTCAACAAACGGATTTGTTTTAGAAATGTATTTTTTAATATCACACTCATATCTATCTTCAAGCATCTTTGATATTTCCACCGTTATAACAAACCCATTCTCAACTTCTTCAACTGATACAGTTTTTCTAACACCATCTTTCTCCTCTGTTTTTGATAGTCTGTATTTTTGATCTTCCATGTTATTTATTTTTTTTTAGTTTCATAATTTACATACTTACCAGCAATTATATGCTCACTAAATTCCTTTCTATTACTCCATGATAATTTAAACGATATAGCTCTCTTTTTGTTTCCTAATATTCTGTGTTTCTCAAATCTTATGAAACAGGAATAAAAATCAGAATGTCTATTAGTATGATAAATATATTTCTTGTATTTTAATTCAGGGTTTTTCTTCCACAATTCAGCAGTCTTCTGCTTATTTACAGATTTAATATATTTAATCTCTCCATCAACTTCACATGCCATAGAACGTTTCATAGCATATATATACCCAAGACCTGCTGGAACCATAAAACTATCTCCTTCAAATATTCTTTTAGCTACATGTTTAGCTATCTTTGTTGTAACATGTGAATATGTAGAAAAATCCACATCTAAATCATAATGCTTCTTAAAATATTTGTATATTTGTCTCTTTAATATCTTCATAATTTAACGTCTGACTTTGAATTATTTTGAGTATCACCAGTTTTTATCTCAGACTCAATAGCTATGGCAAGATTAGATTTTAGTACATAATCTTTCATGTAAGGTATCATCCATTCTTTAACAGGATACCTCATATCGTCTGAATAACATTTATCCTCTTCAGAAATGCAATTGTTGAATTGAGATAAGTCTTCTGGATTTTCAAATACGCCTTCTACTATTATTTTAGACAATCCATTAACTAAAATGTTTTTTGAATATATGTAAATATAACCATTATGTAAAAATGCATATATCAATTTATTATCAAACTTACCGCTACCAACATAAGGAACCCTGTTTCTATCTACAAATGTAAATGGCTTGTCAATCATATCAACACTTGCAACCCTTGTAATTGCAGGTCTTGTATGAAGCTCTATAGTAGTAGGTATCTTTTCAGTAGTCCTAACTATATTACATCCTAAAGGTATATCGCAACATTCGCTTCTATCAACATTAACAACATCAATACACAACGTCTGCTTTATATCTTCATCAATAGTTCTAAATTTATTAAGCTCATTTCTTATTAGCAAAGCCCTCTGCACACGTATCCAATACTTCACATGATCTATTGTTACCCTTGTGTCATCTGATAAATAAGGCTTTGCAGTTGTTAATATGTCGTATGCTATTTCGTTTAAAGTTGCCATATTATTTTATATTACACATTAAATTGGCTTCAAGACCTGTTTTTTTATTCCATATAAAAGCTTCAGCTGTTTTAGGAACGCCAATCCAACCGAAGTCATTATGCCATTTATCTTGAGATGAAATACTTCTTAAAAACCTAACTGTACATCCAATAAAATCTTTACCTCTTAAAAATTTATATTCTCTTTTATGATGTATATCTCCAAGATAAAACTCTCTGTATTTAGTTTTACTCCACATCTCTTTCTCTTCCTCAGCCATCATTAAAGGTAAATGATCTATCTTCAACTTCTCCTTGTCTCCGTGAGCAAAACCAAACATATTCTCTCCATACATATAATACTTTCTCTGCTTTCTATCACTGTCAATAGTTACTCTGTTATTTTTCTCATAAGCTATAGATAGAGCTATCCCAAGAAAATTAACTTTATCTTCATCGTGATTACCTCCAATTACAGGGACTAATACCTTTGCATATTGAGATGCTTTGTCTATACATCTTCTATATAACTCTAATCCCTTTTCAAAACTAACAAAAAAATTCTCCGAATGTCCAACGTATGTTCCCTTTTTTGTATGACCAGAATCTGAATTTGTATTCCAAAAATCAGATCCTACAGGAAATATTATTAATTCAGGATTATATGATAATGCACTTGACAATAAAGAATCAAACGATTTCTCAAATCTTTTAATATTGTCCTCTATAGATCCGTTTTCTTGAATAAATGCTATCTTGTCTATATGAGCGTCAAATATGTTTATTATAGCACAATTATCTTTATGCTTAACGTTTTTGTGATAGAACGGCTTTGGAGGCTTATAATTAACTAAATTATTGTTTATATACTCTACAATTCTATCTGTATCTATCTTCTCTAAATCATACTGGATACTTTCTCTCCATTGACCATCGTAAATCTGCCATCTTTTTATTCTTGTTATTTCAGATTTTTCATCAAACCTCTCTCTCTTTTTAGATTCTGATTTCAAATAATTCCTCCAAACAGACCTGGCATACTCACCTCTATCACTTTTGCTTTTGTCTTGAGCTAAACCATATAAATCAGCAAGCTCAGACCAAGTCATATTTTTACCATTGTTCTTTATATGTTCAATTAAAAGCTTTTTTCTATCTTTCATAATTATTTATTTGATAGAATCTTCAATGCAGTTCTATAGCCATTAGATATATTGTTAGCTATATCTAAAGAAATGAAAGAAGATATCTCTATATTTAATGGACTATAAGGTCTTATCACAGTATGTTTTACGCCGCTTCTCTCCAAAAGTTTTATATCCTTATTTATGTGACCAGAAGATATTATATCCATTATCCTGTCTGCTACTTGTAGTATATTACCATCATTAAATGTAGAAGCATTAAGTCTTTCTGAATGAGGTGTTATCAATACTACCTCATCTAATCTGTCGTAAAACTTGTCAAGAGCAAATGACACACCTGCTGAGTCTATTAAACCACCATCAAGATATGGAGCATCGTCAACATGCTTTATAGGCATTATTAAAGGTATTGAAGATGAAGCTATAACATAATCCAAGAAACCAGGAGAATACTTGCTGTGATATTCTATACCGCCAGATGATAAGTTTACACAACCTACATATATGTCTATATTAGACTTGTAAATATTACTTTGTGATACTATGCTTTTTAATTTTTTTTCAAGAGGACCAAAAGATGTTAACGAAGGATCTTTTGAAAAAATTATATCTTTTGCTAATTTAAATGTGCTTTTTTTTCTTACTATAGAATCTGGTGACTTTATGTTTTTTAACCAAAATGAAACTAATTCAGAGCAGGACTCTTGAAATGATTTACCTTCACCAGTAAGATTTGTTATAAAGGTTCCGTTTAAAGATCCTACACTTATACCTACAATTATATCAGGAACAAAACCAGTTTCTGATAATGCTTTTAATGCTCCAGCTTGCCAAGAGCCTTTTACAGAGCCACCTCCTAATATTAATGCTTTCATGCTAATCCTTTTTATGTTTTATGAATTTATTTACAACCTTCAATATATTTTCAGCAGCTTTATCACCAGAATCTCTCCTGTTTTCAAGAAATGATACCACCAATTGCAGGAACAAAAAATAAACAACAATCTCATGTATATAACCAACTATATTTACATCTATACCATAAAATGTGTATGTGGTTGAATATTTTGAAAACATGTTTAATGCAGAAATAAATATAGTGTATAACACCATTTTTATTATAGTTCTGCCAATTTTATTGCTTTTCAACTCCTCATCTCTGTATCTTACAGACGCTATTACTCCAGACACGAAATCAGCTATAAACATTAATATTATTGACAAATACAGGAATACATTTAATCCTGTAAAAAATTCTATATAATAAGAAAGTGTTGCAAATACAATACTTAACAATATAGTAAATTTAATATATAAAGGATGTATCATGTCGTATATAAATTCACTTGATTTCTTATATCCAAATACGTATAATATTTCAGCAACTAACCCTCTCATAACGGTCTATATCCATAATATAATAAATCCTTAATCTCTTTTATCAACGATGGATAATCTCCATTTGTTAATACTATACCAGATTCTGCTAATCCAGCACCAACATAATCATTAGTTGATTCAACATAATCCATTATACCAGGAATAGTATCCCAGTAATTTAAACCAAGAATACCATCGTTTTTATATAACGAAATAAGTCCAGAAACATTAATCATCAAATTAGTAGCATCTTGAAATGACATGTATTTTGGAATAATCAACTTAACGTAACCCCATCTTTCTCTACAAGATTCGTCTGATTTTCTATTTTGCTCAAAAAATAATCTCAAAAGCTCTGCATTAGCTTCTTCTAACGTCATGCCTTTAGACATTAGATGCGATATATAGTTTGAATTATTTTGATCTAAAGTCAAGCTTCTGTCTCTTGCATGATACTCTATTGCCACATCCTTTTCATCACTTGTTAAATTATCCCAGCCTTTAGCTGTAACCTGCTCTTCTATACCTATTTTCACTTGCATAAAATCGTCTGCACAACACAAAGACTGATCCCATTCAAATATATTATCAGTAACATCATCGTAAATAGTTAAATCCAATGTTTCTGATATTGTATAAAAATCCTTATTCTCAGAAGAAACAACTAAATACCCTATTTTCTTTTTACCTAATTTCATACTAATTCAAATATTTTTATTCTTTTTATATTAATTTGATTTTTACTTGATGAAGACTCATGATAAATATCGTACGTACTATTAGGATCTATCTCAAATAATTTTGAATATTCAAAAAAATCATTGCTTGTGACATTTATAGAGTCATGTAGGAATACGTTATTAGTTTTATCATATAAGGATACAATTGAACTATTATCACCTCTCTTTAACCTTCCGAGAAAAACAACTTCAATGAAATTAGAATTGTTCACACTTTTTATATCACATTCTATTATTGATTTATTCTTACCTCTTAACTCATACTCTTTATTATCAACGTGTATCAAATTACTTACCTTGATACCAACATTTGCTAAAAACAAATCTGTCTCATATACATCGGCTTCTACTATAGTAAAACCATCATATTTCAATGATGAAGGTTCAACTTCTTCAGACACATCAATATCCAAAGAAACATAACCTTCAGTCAATTGATCATAGGTCAATTCTTGATTAGAAAATCTTTTAATTATTCCAGTATTTAAGTCATAAACGAAATTCATATCACCTCTATTAATACGTTAGGTCCAGAACAACCAGCGTTAAAATTATTTTTATTTTTAAAAAATTTTATATTCAAATAAGCGTTTTTTGAAAAAATAATCGGTATCCTGTTTAACTCTAAATTCTTGTTGTTAGAGTCGTTATTTAAAAAAACAGAATTAACTGCAAAATTATTGTAAAAAGTAAAAACTCCATCTGCATAACAATATACAGCTCCAGTACCACTCATTCTTGATACATAAGTTCTAAATGTTAAATAAGCTTTTATATCATCTACAGGATTAAAAATTCCATTAGGTGTTAATTGAAGTCCTATTGTATCATAGCCAATTGTTGTAAACTGAATGTTTTGATTAAAAACAGTTGGATACAATGTGTTTGTATTATATACAACAGTCCTGTATTTACCAGTATAAACATCTTCTACATTGGCATCTATTATCTTATTCTTATCAAGATTAGATAAATCTTTTTCTTTTATTATTATTTGATAAATAAGTGCAAGAGGATATCCGTTAGCGTCAAAGTAATTAGAAGATAAAGTATAGTTTCCAAGCGTGTCCAAGTTGGCTGTGATAAATTCTCCTGATGTTGTTCTTGGTGTTTCTCCTGTAATCTCTCCATCTGAGTTTGTTGTTGATAATATTGCGTTTCCTGGGAATCCTCCTGTTGCGATTGTCGCTCCTTGAGGGATTGTGATACTTCCAGCTGTTCCTGAGTTAGACGGAATATCCTCTCTATAGGTAACTTTGACTTCATTGTTTTCTAAATTTTCTATCCTATTTGTTAATACAGTTAAATCAACTCCAGATTGACCTAATAAACTCTTTATCTTTAAATAATACTTGTTCCTATTTATATCAACAAGAGTTATTAGATCTCTTGAGTCAAACGAATCTCTTATTTTGTAAACTCTGGACATATATCTTTATACGATATTATATTATTATCGTTATGCAATAGTTGATACGGCTGTAGTATGTCCCTGTGCTTGCAATTCAGCATCCAACGCAGCAAATAAATCATCTCTGCTCGGGTTGGTGTTGGCAGCAGGTATTGTGATTGTCGCTCTCCTTGAAATAGTAGGAGTAACAAGCGGTGAATTTCCTGCGTCAAAAGCTGCTTCATCTT